TCGTCAGGGACCGCGATTATGCGGTCGATTGGTGGGTTGTCCTCGATGAACTCGGCAGAGAGAACGGGGCGATCCGCGAAGTCTTGAGACAGATGCCAGACGTCGAGAGAGTCAGACGCCTGTGAGCGGAATTTGCCCGTGATTTGAGATGGTTTGTAACGGTATTCTGCGAAGGCCTCCTGATAGCCCCAGACGTCCTCATCGTCCTCGGTGCCGTCGGCATAGATTTCCTTCGAGAGCACGGCCTGTTCCCCCAGATGGGAGAGAGCCGGCCAGAAGAAGTCGAACCGTGTTTTGCGGGACCACATTCGATTGAGTCCCTGTTGGTATGTTAGATCGGCGCGAACGTTTACGAGGCCAATTACGTGGCCATGTTCGACGAACGATTTTGTGAAGCCGTGGCCAGATGCGGAGACAGTTCCGAACGCGGCGAGGTTCGCCAGTGGAGTTTGTTCGGAGCCGATGTCGTCGGCTGCAGTTTGCGCCACGGGATTGATGTTGACCATGGAGGTGCCGCCGCCGAGGAACTCGGGGCGTTGCAGTCTGGCGTCGGGTGAGGTTACGCCGAAGTGACTGCGGATGATTTCGATGTACCTGGTACCTCCGCGTGCGTCGCGTTCCAGAAGTCTTTGAATAGCAAAGGATTGTCGCAGGTCGTTTATTGAGATACCGGAAGCAGCGGAAAGATCTGCCCGGATATCGTGCCAAGGGAAAGCTCCGCCTTGGATTGATTCTGCGGCGATTTCGCCTTGCCAGTGGTTCTCCCACAGGGATGAAGAATCCCCTTCGGAGGTACGCCAAGTTGCGCCGACTGGTCCGCCCGCTGTCGCGGACGGGTCGTCGATGGCTATACCGAGGACGGGAGCGTCGCCAGACAGTCCGACCGTAACCGGGTCGCCTTTTTGCGGCCATGGAAGTGATGAGGTGAAGTAGTCGTGACGCTTTCCGCGTCGTAGCAGTTCGGAGTTGGCTTGTAGGTCCGGGCCGTCGCCTTTGCTGACGACTACAGAACTTTGCAGATTCTGATCCCGGAACCATTCGTTATAAATTAAATTATACGCTCTCGTAGGCAAAGCCGAGTATGTCAAACCGCCGGTCAGGATCGGGATACCAAAGTAGTCCAACAGTGTCCCCGGCTGGATTTGCGACGTCTGATTAAACTGCGGAATTGAGAAGTCGGTGGAGTCTCCGGGATTGTCCTGCTCGCCGTTGAATTTTTGCCAGTTGTCCCAGACCAGCCGGTTCGGGACGAAGAAGAAGAACGTTTCAAGGAACATATTGTCCATGATCGGTTTCAGGGGAGTGGCGAGTCGGCCAAATAGATTTGCCCGGAGGTTGAGGGTATCGCCCGGCAAAACCTCATCCAGAAAGATCGGGACGAGGTAGCCGGAGTCGAAGGTAGTTTTGTAACCGTGGGAACGGTTGAAGGAGGAGCGCGGGATTTTTGCGCTAGGAACCTGACTGAATTGGTGGCTCATTACTGAGCGCTGGCGCTTGCCCGTTCGCTTTTTCGGCATCTGAAAGGCCCTCCATGGCCTGAGTGATTGAGTCCGTTCGCACGTACTCTAAACCATTGCCGAGAGATTTTGGAGTGTCCAGTTGATATTGGGCGGTTTCGTCATCGAATACGCCTAAGCAGAACAGGGTGTAATCGTCAGGGTGATTCCCGAACTGATGATCGGGAGAGTTGATGCAGTCGCCGAAGGTGCGTTTTGCCATTTCCTCTCGCGGGAGGATAAACGGTGGAAGGTAAGCGCCTGCTTTAGAGTCGTGAATTGTAAATATTTTATGGAGCATGTTCGAGATTCCTGTTGTTGAGTGTTTTGGTTTTTTGGTCGCGAGCGACCCCGGCTTGATGCATACGCTCGCCGGTAATGTATTCCTGATCTTTATGGAACGCGATGCGTTTAGCCTGGACAACTTTAAATGTGTCCGGATGTTCTATTTGCAACCAGTTGTAGTAGTAGCGCGGGACCGGGCATTCTTTGCCCTTGTAGATAACCGTGTCCGCTGGGAATACGTCTTGCCAGTACTTCTCGATCCATCGTTTTCCGATGGGAGGTTTCAGACTCATTAGGGCGAATTCGGGATGAACTTTAACGTCTATCCCGTGGTAGTCCTTGACGTAGTGTTCGTCGGCCATATCGCCATTTATTTTTTTCATCGTGTAACGAGCCGTGTATCCGGCATTTTCTAGCGTTAACTCTGAAATTAGCGCATGACCATGAGGCCATGCTTTTTCTAGTTTTGGTGACCGATAGAGTAGTCCGCCCTTTGATCGTTTCCACGGGTATTTATCGGGGAAGTCTGTGCCAAAGAGACAGACATGGTAGTGCGGGCGGGAGAGTTTATCCCCGTATTCGCCTACGGCGTAGTAGCTGAATTTGAATCCAGCATGTCGCAGAGCTTTGAAGAATACTTGAAGATCGTGCTTGGAGATTGTAACGGGGTCGTGTTCGAACGTAAGAGTAAGCCAACAGTTTTGACTATGCATTGATGCTTCGTGATGGCATCGGATGGCCCATTCTCGTGCATACGAAAGTCGGCAGTCGCGGCACATGCGGCAAGGAAAGGTAAGCAGGCCAGTGGAATTAGTACGATTGAACGATAATTGTCCATTTGGTAGTTTGTAGCCTTGTAGGGGATTTCGGCAGGGCATTGTCGATTCTCCGGGGGGCTTCGGCCCCCTTTTTTTATGGGTTTAAAGTCTGTATCCGCCTCGCATAATGCGGCGGGGTGCGTTTTTTCTGTGCTGGCCGGAAGTTTTTCGGAAGAGTTTCCGAGATTTGGATTTTTTCATTTTGTTGCGTCGCATGTTGGGCCTCCGGGGGCCGCGAAGCGCGGCCATTGTTTTAGACATTCGTCATTTGAGCGTTTTTTGAGTGTATCTGTCACCAAGTGTAATAACAACAAGAAGAGTGATTACACATCGGTGCCTTCGTTTGGCTCCGGCACCGGGTCCGGTAACGGCTTTTCGCCGTTTTCCGGGTCGGAATCCGTTACGGATTCCTCTGGGACGTCCTGAGAGTCCTCAGGAGCGTCTAAGTCGTCTAGACCGGGCATTTCCGCCTCGGCGTCTAGGGATCGCAGTTCTGCGTTGATACAGGCGGCCTCATGGAGAGTCATATCGGGCGCCACGCCGTATTGCGGTGTGATTCTCGCTACATGCTCGATTTTGCCGGTCCGCGTATAGCGGTCGATTATTGCGTTGTAGTCGCATTCGTCCTTGAACGACTGTTTTGTGAGCGATTGAACGCCTTTGAAGCTAATCGCGTGTTTTCTATTTTTTGCTGGCACGGAGCATCCTTGCGGCCTGTAGTGCGGCACGCAGTACGGGGACGGAAAGTCCCACGGATTTTGCGGCTGCGTCGAGGTTGTTAGAGTTTAAAGCACGCCAGAGTTGAGCTTCGGCGTGCTGGCCCGGAACTCGGGCCGAGGTGAGCGCGGTTTGCGCGATTGTGCCAGCTTGGGTTGCCCCAAGATTGGCGGTGCGCTGGAGGGATTCGCGGGTGAGCATTCGCTTCAGTTGAATATCTTCAGCGGCGATATCTTCCTGAGCGCGGTTGAGGTCAGTCTGCGAGTGGTCTTTGCCCTCGACAGCTTCCATGTTTTTGATTTCTTGAGATAGGCGGCGGGCTTGGAGTGCCGACGCAGTAGCCTGGTCGATTCCTTTTTGAAGTGCCGCCTTGGGATTTTGCATTGTAGCCATCGCTCCGGATGGCGTTGAGCTTGGCGAGCCGAGCGCAAGGATTCGATTGAGTCCTGCGGCTTTTAGATCGGCTGCCGAGCGTTGATAAGCAGTTGAGGACATACGCTCTTGGAATTGCCGATTTTCTCGAGCAATTTGTAGATTCATGCGGTTGGCATCGCGTTGTCCAGATGCGCCCACCATACCCCCGGCGAGTGATCCGAGTCCTGTTAGGAGTGCGGGTGCTATTAGTGGATTTGGCACTTTTAGATTTTCCTAGTTTTTTGCTTCGTGGGACGAGTTACCCACCGTATCCCCCACAGCGCGCGCGCGTTAGATCACGCACAC